GTCGCGTGGCCGCAAGCGGCTGCGCATCCCGCGCCCGGCCTGCGCGGCGCGGCCAGCCCGACTGGTCCGCCCGATACGGCAACGGAGAACGTGATGACCGACGCCGTCCAACCCCCGATGTCCGCCGCCGCGCTGCGGTCGAGCGAGTGGCTGGACCGGCTGCGCATCGGCGCCGAGGTGCCGCTCGCGCTCCTCGAGGGCGCCGCCTATGGCCTTTCGATCGTGCGCGGCGACCTGACCGCGCCGGCGGCCGACATCCCGGCCGGCCCCTACACCATCCCGGTCCTGACCTCGATCGCGCTCGAGGTGGCGGCATGAGCGCGGTCGTCGAGATCCTGCCGTCCTCTGCCGCCGTCTTCGAGCGCGCGCTGGCCGATGCGATGTCGGACGCGCTGCCGGTGCCTTTCGCCGAGATCTTCGACCCCGCCGAGACGCCGGTGGCGTTCCTGCCCTGGCTCGCGGTCCATGACGGCGTCCGGCTCTGGTTCTCCGACTGGCCGGAGGCGTTGAAGCGCCTCGTCATCGAGGAGGCTCCGGTGCTGGCCGGGAAAGTCGGGCTGCGACCGGCCAGCCAGCGGATGCTCTTCTACGTCGATGGCACGCTGCTCGACGTCGTCTCCTATCCGGAACCCTTCGTCATGGGCCGCGGCCGGATCGGCCGGACGCCGATCGGCCATCCGGCCTTCGTCGCCCGTCACCTCGTCCATGTCGAGACGGCGGCGCCGCCGCGCGCCTTCGTGATGCGCCGCGCCGTGATCGGCAGGGCCCGCTATCGAACGCCGAGCCGGGAAAAGCTCCGCCGCTGCCTCGTCGCGCTCGCCACCGCCAAGTCGCCGGAGAGCGAGTACCGCGCCGATTTCGGCCACAAGCGGCCGCTGCTCATCTCCGACGCGCCGCCGCTCGACGGCTCCCACCACCTCGGCGACTACGTCGCTCGCAGCAAGCTCTGAGGCTCCCATGACCAAAATTGTCCGCTTCACCGAGGCCGAGGTTTCCGAGCCGGCCGATTTCGAGGCGATCGGCGAATATGCCCGCGAGGGGGACGCGTTCATCACGGGCGGCGCGATCGACTATCCGCACCATTGGGCTGACTTCACCATCTCGCAGACCAGCGCGATCGAGCTGACCATTAACCGCGGCCGGCTCTTCGCCGTCGACACGGTCTATGCCGCCGACGCGCCGATCCTGCTCAATCTGCAGGTCCATCTGCCGCTCGTCACCGGCGACCGCCGCTATGTCGCGCTGCTGGTGCGGGGCGACACCGAGACGGTCACCGCCTCGCGCATGATCGAGACCGACGCCGAGACGGCCGAGACCGTCGCGCAGGCCGTGCCGAAGACCGACCGGCGCTTCGTCGAGATCGTCATCCAGCAAGGGCTCGCCTCGCCGACGCCCCTGAAGCCGACCATCGCCGCCGACCAGTGCTGTCTGGCCTTCGTCGAGCTTTCCACCACCGGCATCGTGGCCGTGGAAATGGACAATGGCTCGCGCGTCAAGTCGCTCTACGAGGTCGACGGCCGCCTGACGCAGGTCGAGGGCGACATGGCGAATACCATCCGACGCACCACGACGATGGAAACGGACATCGCCAACATCGCCTCGCGTCTCGGCGACATCCCGCATCCGACGATCATGCGGCAGCTGAAGCGCGATGTCGGGCTGCTGCGGCGCCAGCTCGCTCTGCCCGACGAGGCGCGCGCCTATTGGTACGATGCCGGACTGCTGCAGGACGCATGGGACAAGGTTCATCCGACGTGGCTCGCCCGCGTGCGCGAGGGCATCCGGTTCGGCTGGGCGGCCGAGCGCGACATGCAGCTCTCGCTGATCGACCCGGCCTCGGCATCGATCCGCATGTCCGATGCGCTGCTGCTGCCGGCCTGGACCGAGAAGACACGGATCAGCGTCGACGGCGATGGCGGCAGCAAGAACATCTCGCAGCTCGTCCACACGGTCACCACCGCAGTCCGCAAGGAGATCTCGCGGCAGGTGACCGAATATGGCGAGACGGTCACCGTCTGCGAGAACGCCGCCGAATGGTCGATGATCATGAACCAGTCGGTCGGCGAGATGTTCCGGCGCGACGGCGAGACCTTCCAGGTCGTGGCGATCGTCGGCAACCAGGACTGGGCCGGCCACCGCATCTATGCGGTGCGCAAGGTGATCGTCCGCACCGTCAGCCAGGTCTATTGGGACTATGTGATCGAGACGATGGGCGTCAACGGCTCGGTCTATGGCAACACCTGGCTGTGCTCGCAGCCGATGATCCTGACCTCGATCGAGCTCAATTTCACGCGCATCGGCTCGACCGGCGACGTCCACCTCTTCGTCTGCGAGTGCGACGAGTCCGGCCAGCCGCAATTCGGCTCGGTCATCGTCGAGAAGACGGTGACCGCGGCCAATCTCCATACCGGCTGGGTCAATTTCGCGCTGCGCCCGTCGCTGCTGGAAAGCGGCAAGCGCTATGCCTGGTTCACCGTCACCACCGGCAACCATGCGCTCGCCACCGCCACCGGCAACAAATATGCGCAGGGCTCGCTCTTCTCCTGTTCGGACGGCGCCTGGGCGATGGGCGACCCGCTGACCGACTTCGCCATGCGCATCAAGGGCGCCAGCTTCGCGGCGACCCGGACGGTGATCGAGTTCAACCCGCTCACCCTGGCGGACGGGATGACCGAGCTGCGCCTCCTGCATGGCGGCTGGGCGCCAGGCGGCACCTCGGCCATCTGGCATGTGCAGAACAGCGACGATCCGGACGAGGAATGGGTGCCGCTCACGCTGGCGGCCGAGGGCTCGGACGCGCTCGCCGGCCGGCCGGCGCTGGTGCGCCTCCGCCTGGTGCTCACCGGCACCACGGATCTGCAGCCGGCCATCGTGCTCGATGCCAATGCGCGCGGCATGACCTTCCGGCCGCGCGGCGACATGCAGGCTGTCAGCAAGGAACAGGCCTTCGGGCTCTCGACCTCGACCGTGCAGCTCGAGATCGTCCTGGACGAGTTCAACCCGACCTATCACACGGTAGCGCCGAAGCTGGTCATCGGCGGCTCGATCCTGACGCCCTCGGCCACCGCGACCATGCCCGACATGGTCAACCCGCTGAAGCGGACGATCCTCGCCACCTTCACGCTCGGCGCGCCGGCGACGGCGGCGCGGGCGCGCGTCGACATGACGACGACCGACGTCACCGTCTGCCCCTTCATCCAGAACATCGCCCTGTACGCGCTGTGATCGCCCGCGCTTTGAACCCCCTTTGAAGGCGCTTCCTATGCCCCGCAAAGCCACCGCATCCGACCCCGCCGCGCCGCCCATCTACCAGCCCGGCCGGACCTATCGCGTCACGCTGGCCCGCCCGGCACGGGTGGCCGGCATTCTGTTCCGGCCGCTCGGCGAGCTGGAGTTCGAAGGCACCTTTCTGACGCGCCTGATCGAGGAGAATGGCGCCGATGCCGTCGCTTCCGTCGCCGACTGACGATTACCGAGCGCCTTCCGACATGGCGCTCTCCAGGGAGGCGTGGGACGCCGCCCTCGTTTCGATCGGCACGCGGCTGCGCGCGCTCGAGGCGATCCAGGCCGATTTCGAGGCGCTGATCGCGCTCGGCACCAGCCAGGCGCTCGACGTCATCGCCACCAATGTCGAGCCGCAGCTGACTGCCATGAGCGCGGCGGTGGCGGCGCTGCAGGCGGACGTCGCCGAAGCCGAAGACGTCATCACCGCGCTGATCACCGGCTCGGTGCCGGCCTCGGCCGTTGCCGAGACGGCCGACCGGATCTGGTTCACGCCGGCCCTGGCGGCCTCGCTCGCCGGCAAGCAGGCGGGCAGTCCGAAACTTTCGGCGCTCGCCGCCCTGTCGCTGGCCGCCAACAAGCTCCTCTATGCCACCGGCGCCGAGACGCTCGCGGCGACGGACCTCTCCGATTTCGCCAGGCAGCTTCTCGACGACGCGGACCCGGCCGCGATGCGAACGACGATCGGCGCGGCCGATGCGGGGCGGACGATCGGCGCCGGCGGCCTCGCCACCGGCGGCGGCGACCTCTCCGCGAACCGCACCATCACGGTTCCCGCCGCCAGCCAGGCCGAGGCGGAGGCGGGAGCCGACAACGCCAAGGCGATGACAGCCTTGCGGACGGCGCAGCAGGTCTCCGCACGGCTCGCCACTCAGGCCGAGGCGGAGGCGCGGTCCAACAATTCCAAGCTCCTGACGCCACAGCGCGGCGCCCAGCTGGTCGAGGCCCATCCCGATTTCATGCGCCGGCTGGCGAGCGGATCGGGCTCGAATTTCGGCTATCTGCTGCTCGACCTCGGCGCGCATATCACCGCCGGCCGGCGCAAGTTTCGCCTGAAGATCCACAACTACCGAACGGTCGTGGATGACTTCAAGTTGGTCATGAGCGTCTCGGCCAATGGCGGCGCCAGCTATCCGGCCGACATCTACAAATACACGCACCTGAACTTCGGTGAGGAGTTCGCTGAGGCCTGGTCAACCGGGACCACCACGGACGACGCTGCCGTCATTCTCGAGAGCATCAGTAACGGCTCGGGAAATGAAAGTTCGGGCTGGATCGACTTCGAGTGTGGGTCCGGGCACTTCGACTTCACGTCGCAGATGTTCTGCTATTGGGCCGGCGGCTTCGGCGCAGGCATGCAGATGAGCGCCGGGAAGGTGGGGCTCGCCAACGTCAACTACCTCCGGTTCGAGACCTACACGGGCAACATCGCGAGCGCCGCGTGGTCGCTCTATGGAGCGGCCTGATGCGCGATATCCTCATTGGCGCCGATGGCGCCGCGATCGAGATCGAGCTGACGGCGGAGCAGGAGGCGGAGCGCCTTGCCCGCTGGGCGGCCCAAGCGGTGCCGACCCGCGCCATGGTCGACCGCGAATGCGACCGCCGCATCCAGACGATGTTCGTCTTCGCCGGCAAGTCCTACCAGCTCGACGAGCGCTCGATCGCCCGGATCACGGCCATGGGCGCCGATGCGCGCTTCGCGGCCCTTGGCGGCGCGGCTCCCGGCGATCTGCGCTGGGCGGACCCCGACAATGATTTCGGCTGGATCGCGACCGACAACAGCGTCACGCCGATGGATGCGCAGACCATGGCGGCCTTCGCCGACGCGGCGAAAGTCTGGGTCAGCCGCCACACCTTCGCGGCGCGTGCGCTCAAGGACATGAGCCCGATTCCGGCCGATTTTGCCGACAACGCCTATTGGCCCGAAGGAGGCGCCTGACCATGCCCGCCAAGGATCGCGTCGTTTCCGTCATCGACTGGCCGTTCACGCCGCTCGGCCACCAGACCGTCACCGTGACAGCGACCGCGCAGACGCTCGCCGCTTTGCTCGCGGCCGCCGGCGGCGCCATCGCCGCCGTTCCGGCCGGCACGAAGCTCGTCTACCTGCAGCCGCGCGGCGATGGCGTCCGTTACGCCCATGGCGACACGGTGCCGGCAACCGGCGCGGCCGGCGCCGGCATCGATCTCTTCGACGGCGGGCAATATCCGCTGCGGCTGGCGGACTTCGCGAGCCTGAAGCTGGTCGCGGCCGGCAGTGTAGCGCTTTCCGTCGAGTTCAGGGGCTGACGATGGACGCGATCATCGCGCCGCCCGTTCGGCACAGGGAAACCCTCGGCGCGAAGCTCCGCCGGCTGGCGCGCTCGGCCGAGATCGCGAACCCCCTGATCCTCAATCCCCTGAAGGCGCCGCCTCCCTGGGCGCAGGGCGCCACGGTCACGCTGGGCGAGGTCCGGTCGGCCGGCGGCAACTGGTATGCCTGTGCCATTCCCGGCGTGACCGCCGCGAGCGGAGCGGGTCCGAGCCACACGAGCGGCCAGGTACTCGGTGGCGATGGCACGGCGGGCTGGTCCTATCTTGGCCCGGCGCCGATCGCGGCGGACGATCCCGACGCCCCGGTGCTGACCTCTTCAACCTCGGCGCCGGGAAGCCCGAACGACTGGTCGCCGACGCCGATCCAGCATCCGCAGCTCTTCCGGCTATTCGGATGCTACGGCGAGGCGGTGGTCACCAATTACATCTTTCCCTGGGCGTTCGAGAGCAAGGCGGCGACGCGCGACTACAGCTACGGCGCCGCCGGCATCGAGACCGACGCCCAGATCGTCGCCTTCCGGCTCTACACCAACCAGCCCTCGCCGCGCGTCCTCGTCGGCGGGCGGTATCTGCAGCCCGGCGGCTTTCCGCGCGCGGCCGCCTCGACCTGGCACACGATGACCTTTCCGACCCGGCGGACGCGCCAGTTCCTGTTCGAGGGCGGCAAGGAACAGTGGGTGTTCTCGACGGTGTCGATCCCGCGTAGCGCCGCGATCCGCCCGATGCCTCCGGCCGAGGCGCGGGCGGTGTTCGTCGGCGACAGCCTGTTCGTCGGATCGAGCTACGGCCCCTGGCCGCCCGGCAACAACGTCCCCAACCGCGTCTCAAAGCGCTGCGGCTGGGGTGACGTGTGGAACCTCTCGAAGGGCGGCACGGGCTGGATCGCCACCGGCGGCGGCTTTTACACCTATGGCCAGCGCGTCGCCCAGGCGTTAGCGCTGAACCCCGACATCCTCGTCTTCGGGACGCCGACCAACGACTATGCGTCATCGGCCGCCTCGATCACGGCGGCCGTCAAGGCGGCGCTCGAAAGCGTCCGGGCCGCCGGCTATGCGGGCCCGATCGTCGTGCTCGGCGCCTGGCCCAAGAACGACGCCAATGTGGCAACGGCCGAAACGGCCGTCGCGGCCGGCGTCACGCAGGCCGCCGACCCGCTCGGGCTCACCTTCTTCATCCCGCTCTTCGCCACCAGCTACGCGCCGGTCGTCTGCGGGCCCTGGAACAACGCGTTCAACGCGATCCTCGATAATTCGGCCCTGGCGATCAGCGCCGACGGCACCCATCCCGGCGAACTCGGCACGGCGATTCTCGCCGACTTCGTCGCCCAAGAGATCCGGCGCAGCGTGCTGCCGGCGATACGGTAGGAGACCGCCTTGGAAGACGAGGACATCGAGATTCCGAAGCCGGGGCCGAATATCGGCCTCATCCAGGCCGTGCTCGACGGGGAGGCGGAGCGGTTCAATCTCTCGGCCGCGCTGGACCTTTCTGCGACGCAGGACGGCCTGTTCTATTGGGAACGCGTCATTCGCGACGGCATCGACAGCGAGGCGCGCGCGAAGCTCGAAGCGGTGATCGCGGAACCCTAGTAGACTTACTGGCTCGACCTGGTGGATAGTCTCATCACGCTTCACAACGTCGGGGCCGAGGGGTCAACTGTTGGACGACGAAGAGATCCTCACCATCGACGGGTTCCTTCGTCTGGCCCGCTCGAAGCGGGTCGTCGCTCTGAAGATGGTGGAAGACCGCGACTGTTGCGCAGAGGCTTGGAAAGCGTCCGGGTTCGCGGTTGAGCTGCTGCTCAAGGCGGTCATCATGAAGCGCCAAGGATTCAACCAATGGCCATCGCGAGAGCACCGGCCGGACCTTCATCAGCACAATCTTCGGCAACTTTGCAGACTCGCCGAAATTGACTTGGCGACCCTGCCCGGTCCCCTCCGCCTAGCATTCAGGATGGCTTTGGACTGGAACAGGGAACATGACTATGTTTCCAAGCGGATGCGCCGCAAGGTGGCGCGCTCCATGGTAGACGCGGTGTTTGGAGAGCAAGGAGTAGCCCAATGGCTGGAACGGCTTCTCTAGACTACGAGCACGCTCGATCGCTCATGACCGAGAATCGTCTCGCGGCGGGTGGCGATTACCTGAAAGCACTGCTCCACCTAGGCCTCGATCCCGATATCATGGCTTGGGTGTACGTCGCGAGGGATCGAGAGATGGAACTCGCCCTCGTCACGACGTTGGTCGACAGGATCGGACCAAAGCCGATCTATGACCTGTTGTTCAGAGCCTACGAACTGGCGGGAACGCCGAGGAGCGTCGATCCTTTTGTCGTTTCGCTTTACAGCCCCAACATGGCGTTTGCGATCGACTTGAAGACGTATCTTCGAATACCGGAATCCGGTTGGCTGGACCCCGGGGCCGAGCTAGCACGGGTGCATGTTAGCAAAGCCTGGTTCGTCATCGGCTTCACCGATCAGAAGTTAATATTCGGGCCTGGAATTTACCGCGTGAAGTCGAAGCAAAACCACGCGGATGTCGATTTCGCCCGCTGGCGCAAGTTCGAACAGAATGTCCTTGCCTTAGCGGCTTGAAGGCGTTGTTGCCAAGCTCAAGGGCGTTCGTCGACCGCGAGACGCTCGGCGCTACCCCCGGAAATGCTTCCGGGTCATTTTCCCGGCCGCCGCCGGCCATGGTTGTCCCGATCTCTTCACCGAGCCGGGACGACAGCGCATGGCAGCCCTCACTCCGAACCATGGTGTTCGCTTCCTCGACGCGGGCGAGGATGCGCGCACCGTCATCGTCCCGGATTTCTCGACCATTGCCCTGGTCGGCACCGCCAACGATGCCGACGAGGATCTCTTCCCGCTCGACACGCCGGTCCAAATCTTCGCCGACGAGGCGGACAAGATCGCCGCGCTCGGGCTGGCTGGCGAGCTGCCGCCGGCGATCGACGCCATCATCGCCGAGGGCATCAACCCCTCCATGATCATCCTGCGCGTCGCCAAGGAGGCGACGGCGAACGAGCAGCTGGCGGCCATCGTCGGCGATCCGTCGGAGCGCACCGGCGTCTGGGCCTTGCTGGACGCCAAGGCGCGGACCGGTGTAGATCCCGGCCTCATCGTCGCGCCGGGCTTCACCGGCTCCAGCCCTACCGGCCTCGCGACGCTCGTCCCGAACGCGCAGGGTTCCGGCTACACCTACGCCACCGTCACCATCAACGCGGTCGGCGCCGTCGTGCAGCCGAAGGCCGACGCGATCATCGTCGACGGGAAGGTGACCGGCTACACGATCCGCGATGCCGGCTTTGGCATCACCGGCGCGATCACCGCGACCGTCACCGGCGACGGCACGCTCGCCACCGCGACCGGAACCTCGGGCACGGTCGCCAATCCCGCGGCACTGGCGATCGCCGCCGTGGCGAAGCGCCTGCTCGCGATCGGCATCGTCGACGGGCCGAACACGACACGGGCCGATGCGGTCACCTGGGCGACGAAGCTGAAGCGCGATATCGGCCGCTATCTCTATCCGATCGATCCGGCCGTCCGCCGCTTCGAGGAAGACGAGAACGGCGTCGCCTCGCTGCTGACGCGGCCGTCCTCCGTCTCGGTCGCCGCGCTGTTCGCCAAGCGCGACCGCGAGCGCGGCGGGCCCTATTGGTCGCCGGAAAATCAGACCTTTGCCGGCGTCGCCGGCCCGGCCCGGCCGGTCTCCTACTATGATGGCGAGGTCGACCACGAGGCGAACTTCCTCGTCGCCGCCTCCGTCAACACGATCATCGAGGGCAAGGAGCTTTTCGGCTCCGAGACGCTTTCGAACGACACCAACTGGCGCTTCGTCAACAAGGTCCGCACTGAGAACGCCATCCGAAAGGCGCTGCCGGCGGCGCTCAGGAAATGGCGCGGCGAGAACTTCACGGCGCACAATTCGCTGATGATCGTGAAGACGTTCGAGTCCTTCCTGGACGAACTCGTTGGCCTCGGCGTTGTCGTCGGCTACACGCGCTATTTCGACCGGGCGCTGAACCCGAACGCCAATATGCGACAGGGCATCCTGCGGATCGAGCTGCCGCACGAGAACACGCCGATCATCTCCGATCTGCAGATCGGCATGCGGCCCTACATCGCCGCCTTCGACATCCTCGCCGCCGACATCCAGCAGGCCCTCGGCTCGCTCTCGGCCGCCGCGTAAGGAGACGTTCCATGGAATTCGTCCGCAAGGCCGGCAACCTCTATTGCGAAGCCTCGAACCTCTGGCAGCAGCTGTCGAGCTACCGCCTGCCGTCGCCGAAGGTGAAGACCGAGAACCACACGCCGGGCGGCGGCCGCATGGAACTGGCGGTGCCCACCGGCTCGATCGAGCCGCTGACGCTCGCCTTCAACACGATCTCGGCCAATCCGAACCTTCATGGCGGGATGGGGCTTTCGCTGGCGCACGCCAAGCTCTGGACGATCTACGAACTGCTGGTCGACGAGCGGACCAATACCAAGCGCGAGCGCATCATCACCATGCGCGGCATCTACCAGTCGGCCGAGGCGGACGAGATGAAGGGCCGCGGCCTCAAGGGGTATGCCCACACCATCACGTCGATCACCGATTATGAGGACGTGATCGAGGGCTATGGCATCGTCGCGCGGTTCAATTTCTGGCGCAACGAATGGGCCGGATACGGGATCGAGGCGGACAACCAGGACAACAGCATCCTGCGGATCGCGGGCTAAGGAGGCACCATGGAAACCCTGCCTCCGCCGATCGCCGGCGAGCCGGCGCTGAAGCCCGTTCCGCGGCCGGACCGCGACGCCGTCGCTGCCGGCGGCCCGTCAGGCCCGCTCGTTCCGGCGGCGCATGTCGCGGTGCTCGACTTCCTCCATCCGGAGCGGCTCGCGGCCGACATCCCGCTCAATCACCCCTTCCGGCTGGACGGCGCCGAGGTCCGCAGCGTGCATGTCCGTCGGCCGCTGACCGTCGAGGTCGGCGAGTGGAACGGGCGCGTCCAGGCCGGCAAGGCCGACACCTATGACCTCTATGCGGTCATGACCGGGCTGCCGGCGCCGGTCCTGCGCGGCCTGATCGCCGATGACGGCGCGGCCGTGAATGCGGCGGCCTTCGATTTTTTGCCCCCCTGGCTGCGGACGGCGAGCGATGCGCCGGCGAGCCTCGGCTCTGGCGACGCTACGCCGCGGCCGTAGCCCGACACCTCTCCACGCCCTGGCGCGAGGTTCTCGCGCTCCCTTGGGACGAGGTGATCCTGCTGCATCGCGAGGCGCGATTCCTGCTCAAGGAGGAACTCGATGGCTGAGCTCGACGTCGCCCTGCGCCTTCGCCTCATCGACAATGTCTCCGGACCCGCCCGTCAGGCCGCTCAGGCGCTGAAGGAACTCGAAGCCACGGCGGCCGGCGTTCGCGGGCGCGGCACCGCCGCGCC